GCTGGGAAATAACAAAGTCTATTGATGGGACCGGGTGTAACGATATTCTTTTCCACAGGGTCTATGGCACAATTATACCATCGTAATAGTGAATTGGGAACAGAAGAAGTGCTAAGCGCAAAAGTGCCCTGATATGCTGGTATCGAACAAATGTGTTGAATTGACATTTCATCAACATCAGTACCAGCAAAACCGGGTAAATGGGCCACTTTATTAGCCGCATAATATCCGAAAGAATCAACAGTATCATTGACATCGATATTATTTTGATGTGATGTGACTCTGGGAACAATAGAATGCCTGGTGGAAGTGTCAACAGCATTTGAAAGACCAAATGATTTGAAGCCCTTGGATAATGAATCAATGAACCAAGAAGTTGGTTGTGAGAAAGAAGATATTAATGGAATGTTGTCACCTAAAGATCTTATACCAGAAGCAATGGTATGAAGTGGTGTGGAGACATTTATCGAAGAATCCTCTTCATCAGCAGGAGTATATCTATTGGCTTTCTTAGCAATCTTCATGGATGAGCCAGATTGAACCAATGGGTACGTAAGTTCTACATTCTCAAAGTGACACCAACACTTGTAGGTCACTGCATCAGAAGTAAGCTGTCCATATACTACATAATAAACGGTAGCATAATCGTTGCTCTTTGCACCTTCGAGATTGTAAAATAAAAGGGGGGAAACAAAGGGTACTCGCAAAACTGATTCATTGGTTGTAGCAATATTATGTCTAACTGACGGTAACTGAGTTAAAAATACGAGATCACTAGTAGCCGTCTTCACTCTCTGTGGGGTAAGGAAGGGACCTCCAGGCAAGTAGCACATAAGTAACATGCCACATTGAAATCTTTGAGCATTAGTTTGTAATTTCAAAACCAAGTCACCCCTGAAACCATAGAATCCTTTGATCTTCTCGGCATACATCGGGTTCGCAAGGAGGTGAGATGGAACTGACATTTGCATGAGAATAGTACCAGGAACAACAGTTGAAGTCCATGGAACGGCAGTGGTTTCGCATAAAATAGGTCGGGCAAGATAATCTTTAATTGATTCTTCACGCATTTTCGCATTGAAGGAGCGGAGAGGATTGGGAATATTCATGACTGTGTGGTCTATTTCGGGTTGTGAATCGACTGTGAACTCTAATAAATTTTGTTGTTTACTAATATTTAAAGGAACATCTTCACCAGTAAACGCAAGTGAAGAGCCTTGTTGTTG